AGCAACAACACGGCCTTCGAGCAAGAAGGCCACGCGCTTGGCACGGTCCATGTGGATCATCGCGGCTACCGCTGGATGTATGTCCGGGCGGAAGGAGCGTTGGCCGTGGGGACCGTGGTCTGCATCGACGAGCTGTTCGACGCTTACCCGATCACGAAGGCGCTCGCTGACGCCGGCAACAAGATCGGCGTGGCTCAGGTCGCGGCGGCGGACGAGGATTTCTGCTGGGTGCTGATCTACGGCATCGGGCAGGCCCTGGTGCTGGCGTCCTGCGCGGCGGATGTGGCGCTGTACACCTGCGCTACGGCGGGGTCGCTTGACGACGCCTCGGCCTCGCAGACGCAAATCCGGGGCATCGTCCTCACGACGGCCCGGGGCGGGACGGACGGCCTTGCGCCGTGCCGGCTCACCACGGAACCGTTCTCGCTCTAATAGGCAACCGGGAGGGGCCGGCGTTCGCGTCGGCCCCTTTCCAATGAAGGGCTGAACATGTTCAACGATTGGTCGCAACCTTACAGCCATCTTGACCCGGGCGAGCCGCAGCAGAACGTGCTGATCGTGCGGTTTCGGGAGGGTGCGGAGCTGAATGAGCGCCTGTCGCAAGACGGGGTCGCGCAATATGACCGCGTCATCCAGGCCGAGGTGATGGCCATTGGCCAGAAGAACAGCAAGCCGATCTATGAGGTGGAGCGGCTGCGGCCGGACGGCACCAAGCGGGGCGACGCGCATTTCCAGCGCCGCTTCGCGCGCATCTACGCCTTGTGGAAAGAGAAGCAGGAGCCGGCGGTGTCGGGGACGCCGCTGGAACACTGGCCGATGTTGGGCGACATGGCGATGCTGCGCACGCTGAAGGACGCCAATATCTACACCGTGGAGCAACTGGCCGAGATCGGCGACCATGTGCATGAGGCGGTGCGCGGTCCGAGCCGGGCGCTGCAACAAAAGGCGCGCATTTGGCTGGAAGAGGCCCAAGGCGCCGGCGGCGTGGCGCGAGTGGCAGCCGAGAACGCCAACCTGCAAGAGCAGGTGAAAGCGCTGCAGGCGCAAATGGCCGACCTGCTGCGCAGCCAGAACACACCCGGCTTCGACAAGCCCAAGCGCCGCGGCGCAGGGCGCGCGGTTGAGGCGCTGATGGACGATGACGAGGCCGCCCTGTGACGCTGAAAACGGCGATCAACGAGGTGCAGCGCCTGTGCTCGCTGCCCGTCACGTCGGCTGTCGTCGCGGACGGGCAGGAGAGCCAGCAGCTGCTGTGGTCGCTGGCGAACCGCGAGGCGCGAGATGTGATCCGGCGCCATGCCTGGCCGCAGCTGCGGCGGGAGCACACGTTTACGTCGAACACGGCGAGCCTGCAGACCAACGGGCGGCCTGCCAACTTTGAGCGCATCATCGCCGGCACGTTCTGGAACCGGGCGTCGGATCGTGAGCTGATGGGGCCGCTTGAGGCGACGGAATGGGCGCTGGCCTATGGCGAGCCGTTCACGAGCGCCATTCAGCAATACTGGATGCTGCGCCATGACGGCCTGCACATCTTCCCCGTCCCGACGGCGGCGGAAGCGATGGCCTATGAATACCAGATGACGACGCCGGTCTTGGCGGCGGACGGAACCACGTTCCGCCGGCAGTTCGAGGCCGACACCGATACGTATGTGCTCGATGAAGAGCTGCTGATCCTGGGCGTGACCTATCGCTTTTTGAAGCAGAAGGGCCTGGACTACGCCGAGGCGCTGCGGGATTACGAGCTTGCGCTGTCCACGGCCATTGGGTCGGCGAAGGGAGCCAAGATCATCAATCTGGCGCCGGAAGAAGCGGATGTGCCGCTGCCGCTGATCCCTGAAAGCGGGTACGGGCAGTGAGAACAGCGCTGGCGGGCGCCCGAGGCCCTCGCGCTCGCAATCTGCCGCGCCGTCAGTCGGGCTCGGTGACGCTGCCGGCCCCGGTTGAGGGCTTGGACAGCGAAACGCCAGTGGCGGAGTTGCCGCCCACCCGGGCGATTGTGCTTGATAACTGGGTGCCGAAGGGCGTTGCGCTGGAGATGCGCCGCGGCTCAGTCAACCATGTGACGGGCGGGACTGGCCCGGTTGAGGCGCTGCTGGCATGGAACGGCCCGTCAGGCTCGAAGCTCTGGGCGGCCATCGGCGGCGGGCTCTATGACGTGACCTCGGCAGGCTCGCTGCCGTCTGCGGCGGTGTCGGGCCTGACCAATGCGCGCTGGAAGGGTGTGAACATCACCACCAGCGGCGGGGCGTTTCTGTGGATCTGCAACGGGGCGGATGCGCCGCGGCACTACAACGGCTCCAGCTGGTCGACGCCGAGTCTGACGGTGACGACGTTCACGGCGGCGGACATCAACTACGTCTGCGAGAGCAAGCAGCGGCTGTTCTTCTGCTTCAAGAACAGCCTGACGTTCGGTTATCTGCCGGTCGACAGCATCGCCGGCACGGTAAGCAACTTCTCGCTGGGGTCGGTGTTCGGCCGCGGTGGTCGCCTGATCGCCATCGGCACGTTCACGAACGACGGCGGCAGCGGCCCTGACGATTACACCGTGTTTCTCACCTCTGAGGGCGAGGTGGCGATCTACGCCGGCTCCAACCCGGGCGACGCGACGGATTGGGGGCTTGTGGGCCGCTGGTATGTCGGCAAGCCGAAGGGCGACACGCCCATCGTGGACCTTGACGGCGACCTTGGCGTCATCACGGTCAACGGCGTGGTGCCTGTGGCGCAGGTGTTCAGCGGTCATCAGGTCGTGGAGCCGCCGCGCTATCTAACGGCGCGCATTTCGAGCCTGTTTCGCGACCAGGCCGCGACGGGCGCCGCGGACGGCTGGAGCGGGATTTATCACCCGGCGGGCGATCTGCTCATCATCAACTGCCCGGTGTCGGCGAACATCTCGGTGCAGTATGTGCGCCACCAGATCACGGGCGGTTGGACCCGCTTCACGGGCTGGAACGCCGCTTCATGGGTCGTGTTCGGCGGCGAGCTGTACTACGGCGGCCTCGATGGGACGGTGGTCAGGGCCGACACGGGCTACGCGGATCGCGGCGCGGACGTGACCGGCCTTCTGCAGACGGCGTGGACGTCTCTCGGATCTCGCGGCGTGGTCAAGCGGCTGCTGATGGCGCGGCCGGTCATCACGACGGACACGGGCGCTGCGGTGTCGCTGGTGGCGCGCACGGATTACCAAGCCACGCCGTTTCTGCCGGCCTTGTCGGCGCCGACGCTCACTGACGCGCTCGTGTGGGGCAGCGGCGTATGGGGCGTGAACCGCTGGGGCGGGCGCGATCTCGGCACGCGGCAATGGCGCACGGTGTCAGGCGTCGGGCACGTGGCTTCGCTGGTCATGCAGGCGGCATCGCGCCAGAGCCAATTTGCGCTGAACGGCATTGATCTGGTGTTTGAGGTCGGAGGGCCGGTGTGAAGGCCGTTTATGACCGCTCAGACGAGCTGGTGCGGTGGGCTGAGCAGCGCTTGGACGTGGTGCGCCACCAGGGCTTTCCGGAAGGCGCGCGCGCCATCGGCGTGCAAGCGGCGGACGGCCAGATTATGGGCGTGGTCGTGTTCCACGACTACCAGCCCGCTTATCGGACCATTCAGGTGAGCGCTGTGGCGGACGATCCGCGCTGGATGCGGGCGCGCAGCGCCTTCCAGCTGATGTTTCGGTATGCCTTCGACGTGTGCGGCGCCGACAAGATTTACAGCCTGACGCCGGCCAAGAACGGCCGGGCGCTTCGGTTTGTGTGGGGCCTCGGGTTCAAGCCTGAGGCTGTGTTGAAACGCCAGTTTGGCCGCGACGACGCTGTCGTGAGCGCCTTGTTCCGCGAGGAGTTTTATGAGCAAGCCCAGACCGCCGCCTGCGCCTGATCCGGTTGCCGTCAGCAACGCGCAGGCGACCGCGAACCGCGATGCGGCGCGCACGGAAGCGCAGCTGAACCGCGTCAACCAAGTCACGCCCTACGGCTCGGTCACGTTCTCGAACCAAGGCGACAACTGGACGCAGACGGTCACGGAAAGCGACAACCAGCGGGCTTTGCGGGAGGGCCAAGAGCGCCTTGGCATCAATCTCAACAATCTCGGCCAACAGCAAATCCAGACCGTCGGCGGCATCTTGGGGCAGCGCTTTACCCCGCAGCGCTTCAACAGCGCGCAAGCGACGGGCGGGCCTCTGGATCTGGCCCGGGCGCTTGGCGGGGAAGCCGATCTGAGCCGTTTTGACCCCACGCGGCGGCCTGAGGTGAACTTGGGGCGCTTTGATCCGACACGGCAGCTGCCGATGATGGACGCTTCGGGCTACGACCCGACGCGGCAAGACTTCGGGACCGACATTGCGGAACGGGCCTTTGCGGGCGCGACGGCGGGCATGGACCGCAGCTTTGACCGGGCGGCCGAAGCGCTGCGGACGCGCATGGCGAACCAAGGCATTACGGCGGGCTCCGAGGCGTTCGGCGCGGAGCGGTCGGCCTTTGAAGAGGGCCGCGCCAATGCTTACGCCCGGGCGCTGAGCGACGCGCAGATGGTGGGCTTGAACGCCCGCGGCCAGCAGTCGGCGGAGATGGCGCAAGGCTTCGGGCAGAACTTGGCGGCCGACCAGCGCAACATGAGCGCGCTCGGCATGGGCGCGGACTTGGCGCAGATGCGTGAGCAGAACATGCTCAACCGCTTTGCTATGGGCGCGGACATGACCAACCAGCAGCGGGCGCAGCGTCTGGCCGAGCTGCTCCAGCAGCGCGGCACGAACCTTGGTGAGGCCACGGATGACTACAACCGCAACTACGCGGCCGATCTTGCTGAACGGCAGGTGCCGTTGCAGGAGATCAACGCCATTATGAACGGCGCGCCGTTGACGCCGCTCAATCCGGCGGCGCCCGCGCTAACGTCTGTAGGCGCGCCAGATGTGCTGGGCGCCTATGCTTTGCACAACACCGCCAACCAGCAGAACTACCAAGCGCAGATGGGCCAGCGTAACGCCCTCATTGGCGCGCTTGGGGGCTTGGGCGGCGCGGCCATTGGCAACTGGGGCTTCTGGCGACCGCAGGGGGGAGGTTAATGCCTCAACAGCCTTTTCGACCGCAGCCGCTTTTGACGCCTGCCACGCTGCCGCCGGCGGCGCAGCCGCAGGGCGTTTTGGGCGCTGCGGGCATGCAGCTTCAAGCGCCGCAGCGGATGGTGCGCCAACCGCAGCAGGAGCTGGCGAACTACGGTCGCGCCCGGGCGCGCGGGCTTGCGGCAGCGCTGAGCAATGACGCCATGCGCCCGACGCAATCGGGCTCCTGGGTCGAGGGCTTGGCGCGCGCCCTGCAGGTCGGCATGCAGGCCCGGGCGGGCATCGACACGGCGACGCAGGAAGAGCAGGACCGGGCCAACGATCTCAACCGGGAGCGGCGGCAGGAATACGGCGCGGCGCAGGCGGCGCAGGCCACCTCGCTGCAAGACATGGCGCGCATCTTAGCGGAGAACGGCGACCCGAACGCGGCGATGCAGATCAATGCCGGCGTCTTAGGGGCCAATGACGACGACCGGCGCGCTCGCGACATGGCGGGCTTCCAAGCCAACTTGGGGATCAAAACCGAAGCGCAGATGACGCCGCTGCTGATGGAACGCGAGCGGCAGACGACGCCAATCTTGGCGGAGCGGCAGACGCAGCTTGGCGGGATCGAGAACCAGCAGCAGGTGGATTTGGCAAGGGCATTGCTGCCTGTGGAAGCCGAGGGCCTGCGGCAGCAAATGGGCATCCGTCAACGGTACGCGACGCCGACTGGCGGCGGTGCTCAATCTGGCGCTCCAGCCAGCATGCCGCCAGAGTTGCGCGGCCTGTGGAATCAGTGGGAACGCAGCGGCAGCGTGCTAGAGGCGATTAATCGCGCAATGGCCCAATCGTCGGATGTTTCAACCGGCATCACAAACGCCGCGACCGGCTGGATTGGCGGCACGCCAGCGTTCGATCTCAATGCAACCGTTGACGAGATTACGTCAAACATCGGCTTTGACGAATTGCGAGCGATGCGTGCTGCGTCGCCGACTGGGGCCGCTCTTGGCAGCGTTACGGAGCGGGAACTGGCCTTGCTGCAATCGGTGATTGGGTCGCTCCGCGCCAGTCAATCGCGTGAGCAGTTTGAATACAATTTACAGCGCGTGCGGGATCAGTACAACAGGTCGCGGGCGGCCATTCAGCAAGCCATGCAGCAGGACTTTGGCGTCCCGGCTTATCAGCTGGATTGGCGGCGTGATTTCTCGTTTGCCAATGCGCCGCCGCGACAGGGGGCAGGCGCTGGCACGGGAGCCGCTGCAAACCGGCCGCCCTTGCGTTTTAACCCGGCATCGGGCGGCCTGACAGAATGAGCGACATCCGCGTCCGCGGCCCAGACGGGCGCGTTGTGATCTTCCCGGCGGGCACGTCCGAAGAGACAATGCGCAATGCGCTGCACTCCTATTACGGCGGCGGGCGCCAGCAATCGCGGCCGGAAGCGTTTCGCCGTAACGCTGTTGACTCGCTGACGTTGGGTCGGGCCGATGAGTGGTCTGGCGCGTTTGCGCGGGGATCAGTGGGCGATTTGGGCGGCATGCTGCGCGGCATTGAGCGCAACATGCCATTGTCTTTTCTCACGCCCGGTTTATCGGACGAGCAGATTGAGCGGCTAAACGCCAGAGAGCGTGAATTAGGCATTAGAACGCCGTTCT